ACGGCTTTATAACACCAGAGCGCCGGAAGGATCGGCATTGCCTTATTGTGTTTTTCTTCATGTGGTCGCTAATCCTGATGATACTTTTACGGAAAAGATGGATGAAATTCTTTTGCAGTTCTCTATTTTCTCAGGGACCCAGGATGATGACACGGAAGTTCAAAACGCAATGACACATTTAAAAGCATTATTTGACGATTGTTCGCTATCGATCACAGGCGGAACTTTGGTTACTTTTATCCGGGGCGCTGAGGGGTTGGAAGCTGAAGATTTTGAAACACCGGGCGGAATGCAGAGTGGATGGCACTACCACGTTGATTATCATGCCACGGTAGAAAGGACATAAATGAAAAAGAAACTTTCGGAAATCACACGCGAGGAATGGGGCGAAAATTAATTTAACAATTTAGGGCTTCTCTTAGCTCGACGGGGCGAAAGGGAACGCAAAAAAACAACTAAGGAGGACTTTAAAATGTCGGGAGCAAATAGAGAAAAAGGTTGTAACGCGGCAATGGTGCTGAAACACGGAGAGACAGATCAGGCAACCGTAAAGGGGATTAATTCATTAACACTCCCCTCATTGACCAGATCAGTCATTACGTCCGAAGAGTTCGGCGTTGACTTTGCCTCGTCTGATGCAGGTGGCGGTAAGTACGGTGACATCCAGTACAGCGGTAACGCTATCACTGGCGATACCAAAGGGCAAGATCAACTCAAGGCTTACTTGATTGCCAATACCAAATTCACGGATGCGCGTTTGTATATCAGCACGGTGACAGGGCATTTTCTGGCGGCTGATACAGCACAGGACACGGAAGCAGGATTCCAGGTTGTTGAGCATACCCCTGGCGCAGTCGGTGTGAACGACACATTCAAATTTTCCGGTAAGTGGTGCGTCAATGGCCGGTTCGCTATTTTTACAGTCCATAAAGCAGACGTGGCAACCCCCACGATGGCCTTTGTCGCTTCTGCGACTCCCTTAACGGTCGGAGCGACCATTACCGATTCAAGCAGTGGTTTTGTGACCGCAGGATTCAAAGCAGGACAGACGCTTATCATCGAAGGCTCAACCAGTAATGACGGGACGTACTTAATCAAGACAGTCGTAGAGGGAACAATCACCTTGGATATTCTCGGATCGGTTAGTCAGCTTGTCGCGGAACCGGCACTGGCAACAACCATCCTGCATGGCGGAACTCTATAATTAACAATTTAACCGGCTGAAAGGCCAGAAAGAGAAAGTGATTCATGAACTGTTTGGAAGATTTGGGAGCAGCAAAGGAAAAGTGGTTCTTCATGGAAGGCGGCGGAAAGGTACAGCTTCGGACTGTGCCTCCTAACGAGTTTAGGAAGATACAGAAAGCAACCGTGCGCCAGAAAGTTGATTTTAAAAAGGTTGAGGGAACCCCGTCAAGGTTGCCGTACGAAGTCATAGACACAGACCTGCAAAATGAAATGTTTTGGGATTACGCGATTGTGTCGTGGAATGAGTTTTCCTTCAAGCACCCTGAAACAAAAGAACAGATACTTTGCACTCCCGCTACCTGCACCAAAGAAAACAAAATGCTGCTGATTACCCAGTCCAGCAAGTTTTTGAAATTCGCCAATGACAGCATGAAGGAACTCAGTGAGGATGAGAACAAAGGAGCAGAAGTAGAAGAAAAAAACTGATTGACTACGCAGTTTGGCGCTCCTGTGTCGGAAGGCTAAATTGCAAGGATTGTAAACAGGCATACAGGGACGCAAGCGCTCCACTTCCGTTTGAAAAGAAAATGCGCTTACGACGGGCTAAAAGGACTCCATGTAGGAAATGTAAACCAGCGCCGCTAATGCGAGAGAACGCCCCCGCGCTAGCGGTCTATGACAGGTGCGGGGATGAGTGGATTTATGCGGGGCAAGAGGCAATTATCACAGCATTGCCTAGCACCTCTATTGAGTCGGCGATGACCATAACCGGAATACTTGAACCGTTCGAACGGCAAAAAGTTTACGACAAGGTTAAGATGATAAGTCGAGCGGTTGTTAGGGAATCAAGGGCCGAGCGGGAAAAAGCGAGAGCAAGAGAATCGTAGCCTCTTGCAGAAAGGTAGCCTCCGGTAACGCTCAACGCGAATCATGCCGGAACGGGCTAATGGTATCCAAAGGCAACAGAGAGGCGCGGGGATGAGGGTTGCAAACTGGAATCCGAAAGCGGGCGATAAGGAAATAATGGGCAATGCCATGGACCGGCTTGAAAAAGCCGCGAATGTTGTTGCCGAAAAAGCGCGTCAAAAATGCGCTGTTGGCGTAAGCAGGCCCGGAACGAAAGACGGGAAGGATTGGACCGCCCGCGAAGCAGGCGCCCTCAAGAAATCAATCCGCGTTGTTCGGCTCCATGGCGATCCGAAGAGAAACGTCCGGGTTTATGCGGGGAACCGTGAAGCATTTTATTCCCGATTTGTCGAATACGGAACCGTGAAGATGAAGGCAAAGCCATTTTTGCGCCCTGCGTTAAATAGCTCGAAGGCAGAGATTAAAAATATATTGGAGAATGGATAATGTCCGGAAAATCCGTTGGAACCATATTTGCCGAACTCGATCTTGATGCCTCCCGTTATACGAACGGACAGCAGCGCCTTCTTAAAGACGCAACGGCTGTTACGCTGAATATCGAGCAGAACTTTAAAAACTTGGGCGTCAAGTCTGCTGCCGAAATGGATCTGATGCGGGCGAAGATTCAAAATTCCTTTGACATGATCGCCCACAGTTCCAAGGCCACGGCAAATGACATTATCCGCGCTGAAGAGGCGAAAAACTCGAAACTCAAAGCGCTGAATGAGCAGCAGTACGGCCATCAAACAACGATCATCGAAAACCTGAAAAACAACTGGATTAAGGCGGCCGCTGCTATCGGCGTCGCCATGATCGCAGCCAATAAAGCATGGGGGATGCTGAAGACCGCATCTGAGTACGAAGAACAAAGCGGCGTTTTAGACAACTTGGCCACGAAATACAAAACGACCGCCGACACCATCGTTTCCGAAATGAAAAGAGCCAGTGAGGGCATGATAGCCAATTCAGATTTGATGCAGATTGCCCTGGGCGGAATTGCAAAGGGGCTGAATCCGAAACAGTTGACCGACCTGGCGGACGCCGCGAAGATTCTTGCCGATACGACCGGCGGGACGGCTACGCAGGCGCTTAATGATCTGACGCAGGCGCTGGAAACCGGACGCGTAAGGGGATTAAAGGCCTATGCTGGATCGACGATTGATCTTAAAGATGCCTTTGGTGACTTGGAATCCAAACTGACGGCAGCTGAAAAAGCGCAGGCCATGTATGCGCTGATAATGATTCACTCCACGAAATTGCAAGGCGAACAAAAAAAGGCCGTTGACTCAACAGCCGACAGCATTGAAAAAATTGAGGCCAGATACAACAACTTGACGCTGGCCATGTCCCGCGCCTTTAAGACAGCCGTTGTTGCGACTGATGACTTTATTACTCGTTACGGAAAAGGAAGCATCGATCCTATTAACATTGGCGCAAATTTACTTGCCTCTCTATTTGAGAAAAAAGGAGATACCGGCCCCGGCGTTTACGAAGTTCCGCCACTGGGGTCCGGGCCGAAAGCTGATCCGCTTGCCGAATACAAGAAGCAAATCGAAGAGCTGAAAAAGTTATTACAGGCCCGCAAGGACGTAGAGGACAAGATCAAAAAGGCCCCCGGTGAGGCAAAATCGGCAGAAGCAGAACAGAAAAAACTCCTTGATGAAAAATATAAATATGAAATGGAAATATCAAAGGCTATCGGTAAGGCCGAAGAAGATATAGCGAAAGACGTTAATGCAGGTGTCAAAGAAACGCTTGCGAGCATTAAGCGAACCGCAGACGACCTTGAGCGCGAGCGGATAAGAAATGTCCAGATAGCGGCCCGGTTTTATGAAGAAAGTGATCCTTTTGGCGAGGCCGCACACGCGGCGCGGCTGGCTCAGATCGATGAATATGCAGCGGCCTTCCGTGATGCGAAGATTGCCGAAGTGGACATTGAAAAGTGGGCGGCTGATGAGCGCGGCAGATTAGAGCAGGAATTATTTGAGCGGAAGACTCAATACATATCTGATGGGTTCGGACAACTGGCAGACTCCTTCGCCGGGATCGGCGCTTTATATGAGCAGGGATCAAGGGATGCTCAAATGTGGCAGGCCGCTTCCGATGCCATGCTGATTGCACAGAAGGCTGTCGCTGTCGTGAATGCTGTAGCTACAATCGCCAATCAGGGCTTGGGCGACCCCTACACCGCCTTTGCCCGCATTGCGGCAATGGCGGCGGCAATGGGCGCGTTATTGGCCACGATTGGAGAGTCAGTTGGAGGTGGTGGATCATCAAGCGCGGCTGCCGAACATCCCGCCATGGGCAATTCAACCGTCCTTGGCGCGGCCTACGGCACCGGCAGCGAATCAATAGCAAATTCCCTTGAGCTTCTTCAGGACACTTATGATCTGGAAGATACGAAGCTCACGAAGATTTACAACGAACTGAAAAACCTTAACTCA